TCATTTTCTTCCTCCTTAATACTAAATGCCTCACTCTTATCTATAAACATCTGTTTGACAGATGCAATCGGTTCTACAATTGTAGTCACAACATCAATAGGTATAATTATCTTTTTATCTTCCGATAAAATAATCCAAGGTATCATTATTACATTGATACCAAAATCACCTGTTTTCTTTTCATCTTCAGTGAGAAAAGATTTTTCTCTAGTCTCAACTGTATGAGGATTCTCAAGTAAATATGCATGTGCTTGTTCTTTATCTTCAGCAACTAACTCTTTCATTTCTGAAATGAGAGTTTCACCAGATTTAAGTAAAGTAAGTTTAATTGACATTTTTTTACGTTGTTATAACCATTATAGCACAACTTCTCCAATTGTCCAAGATCTAAAACCTAAATCTTCAATAATGTTATGAATATTCTCTTCATTATTGGGAGATGTCACGATACAATAACCAATACCAAGATTAAAAACATTAATCATCTCTTCCTGTGGTATCTCACCTGCTAACATAATTTTTTGGAATATCTCAGGTAATTGCCAAGAATTATAATTTAATTTTACATTTAAACCTTTTGGTATACATCTTGGTAAATTTTCTGGGAGACCTCCACCCGTGATATGTGCCATACCCTTTACAAGTTTATCTTCAACAAGTTTTTTGACTATTGGTGCATATATGATTGTAGGTGTAAGTAACTCAGGTGTTCGACTCAAAAATAATTTTTGTTTAGTAATCATATCATTTATGAGACTAAAACCATTACTATGAAGTCCACTACTTTCAATACCAATAATGATGTCTTTCTCTACGATAGTTCTTCCATCAATGTATTCATCTTCTTCAACAACTCCTACACAAAAACCTGCAACATCATATTTGCCAGTTGTGTAAAACTTAGGCATCTCTGCAGTTTCTCCACCTAAAAGTGAACATCCTGCAATCTTACAAGCATCAGCAATACCATTTACAACAACTTTAAGAATACCACTATCAAGTTTACCACAAGCAATATAATCTAAAAATAATAACGGTTCTGCTCCACTTGTAATCACATCATTAACACACATTGCAACAAGATCAATACCTATACCGTGATGATCATTTGCCATACGTGCAAGATTTAATTTAGTTCCAACTCCGTCTGTGCCAGATACAAGAACAGGGTTTTTATATCCTGATGGTATCTTCATCATACCATTAAAACCACCAAATCCACCCAAGACTTCTGGTCTATGAGTGGACTTAATGGTGTCCTTTATATCATTTACAAAGGATCTACCTGCTTCGATATCAACTCCAGATGTTTTATAATCCATCTAATTACATAATCTAATCTAATTATATCACATATAATCTTTTCGTGCATGGTGTTCTGGAACTACTTTACCCAACTTAACGGTAAGTAATCCATCTTTAAATAAAACCTCTCTGACTTCAATATCTTCTGATAATGACCAGGTTCGGTTGAAAGATCGTTGAGCCAGTCCCTGATAGACATACTCGGATTCTTTCTCCTTTTCTTTTTTCTTTCCTTCAACAATAAGTTTTCCATATTCAGTATAAACATGAAGTTCATTTTTACTAAATCCTGCTAATGCGATTTCTAGTATCGACTCAACATTATTTACATGAATTAGATTGTAGGGTGGATAGTTTGTTGTGGTTTCATAAGAATTGAAAAAATTATCTAGGTATGAGTCCATACCAATTCCATTCTTAGAAATAATCTTCATTAATTCTGGAAGATTAGCAGTGTGATACTTTTGTAAGTAAGTCATAGTTCTCCTTAAATAAGCGAGTGTGAGTTTTTGTCCCCGAAGGCGACACTACTAATTATAACACTTTCCATAAAAAAAGAGGTGGTAAAAACCACCCCTACACTATGAAACAAACACTTCAAAATAAAAGAGGGAGGTTGGGTTCCTGTGTACCAACAAGTAACGGGCATTACTACAGAAGTAAATACGTTACAGCCTGAGACCCGATTGGTTGATCGGTTCTACCCTTGCGAGCAGCAGCACCACCTGTGTCTCATCACCTTAACCAGCGGTTGCCAGTAAGTTTATTCAGTCACTCCCATGTTGCGTCCAACATTTCTATTATAATACCTAACTATTTATCTGTCAACCCCTTTCTAGAATGTTTTTTTTAACTTATTGATCAACTTCTTTTTTAAGATTATCAATTGTTTCCTGCATGAAAGAAAATAACAAACCCATATCAGTTCCTTCTGGAAATCCCATTAAACCAACTGTTTTTTGCATATGAGTTTTCATCTTAATTGCTTCAGAATCATCTGATAGAGATAATCTAGTGAACATTAGACGTTGTTTTTCTAATAAAGTTTCTAATTTTTCAATGTGTTCCACTTTTTCATCACGATTAAATATATGGAGTTTCATAATTTTTCCGTATATATCGTTTTGTAAATCTCTAATTTCCTGTAGTTCTTCTTTAACTATTTCAGAATCAAAAAAATCACTCATTTACAATTTCCCTCAGAATTTTTTTATAGTAGACCATATTGATATTTATAAAAGGAATATATTTTTTTACCTTTAGACTTACTGTTTCCCAAACTGGATCTTTTATAGTTTTATCAAAATTTTTAACGAAAGAAAATATCTTTTCCAGTATTATAAGTGTTTCTAAAGATAGATCTCCACCCAGATATTTTTTTAGAATTGGTGGGTGTCCTTTCGAGCAATCGAATACTTCGTCTAATTTTTTTTCCGATAGCAATCCCTCTAATTGTTCTTTGAACAAGTAAGTCAAACTCTGCTGTCGTTTCATCCATTCTGAATAATTTCTTTCTCCAGAATTTATTATTTCTCCAATCCATAAATTTTGAGGATTATTTGCTGTTATAAAATTTGATAATAGAAAATCTAAAATTTCCTGATCAGAATACTTTCTAGATGTTTTTTCAAACCAATACTTATCTTTTCTCTTATTGAATGATGAAACTGTCGCACGAGACTTTCCACCATATTTAAAAAAGTCATATTTTGGATTCGTAAAATGACTTTTCATTGAAAGATAAGTTTGATAGGTTTCATATGGTGTCACTTTCATCATCATCCTCTTCTTCACTTTCTAATTCTGTAATGGCATCTACAGGAACTTCATTGTCACCTATCATATACCAATGTTGTGGCATACCAATACTATCTTTTCTAACACCCAAATATGCTAGATCTGAGAATTTATGTTCTCTCAACATTGCCTGTAATCTCCAATGTATCAATTCTGATTTTTTCATCGTCCTACATTATTAATAAACGAGGAAATACAATATCTGCCATTTCCTTCATGATAATCCGAATCTTTTATACTCACTTTTTTTACTCCATGTTCAACCCATCCAGGAAACATTATAAGTGAATTATTATCACAAGTCAACTCATAATCATATTCGGGGAAAAATAGTTCACCACCCGTGAATTTTTTAGGTTCTTTATAAAAATAAGAAAATGCTAAAAACTGCATACTCGCATCTGTATGAGGTTTATAATAATCACCGTCATGATAATATCTAACTTTAGTTATATCCCAATTCGTTTTTGTAATAATTTTACAACATGGATGTAATTTTGAAAATGCTTCTAAAACTTCTTTTGAAAGAACTTTTCTATTGACGGTCAAAATATTAGAAGTTTTTCGATAATTAATACCATCTTTTGGATTAGATTTACTATAATTTTTATATAAATTATCTAATAATATTGCTCTCGCATCTGTATGAGTTTCTATCCCACCATATTTTTTTGGTTCAAGAAATTTTCCTGGTTTAGTATAATAATTTAGTTCTTCCCAAATAAGTTCTAATTCATTTTTATTATAGAAATCGTTGAATATTAAATGAGGAAAGGGATCAAGGAACGCAACTGCTTCTAAGTTTTCTATCATAAAGGTAACTTTGCTCTAGATGTTTTTTTCATAAAGTTGAGACGAATCGCATCCCACTTTAATCTTTCTTTTAATGGTTTTGAAACAAGTTTTGTAATTGATTCAATTTCTACACTATTTTTTTCACAAAAATGTAGAATCGCATCAATATAATTAAGTTCTTCTTCTACAACAATTTTCTCAATCTCAATCGCAAACTTTTGAGGTGTTAAAAATTTATTCTCTATAGCCTTTTCTAGTTCTTTAGTTGGTTCCATAGAGTTCCAGTTTATCTTGAATAAATTTTCTAATGTATTGGTTGAGTAATTTGATGTACTTTTTTTTGTTGTTTTCTTCATAAACGACGCATTCTCCATTTTCACAAGCCATAATAATGACTAATTTTTTTACAGCAATGTTTTTCATTTCATAGAGCATACACCCATATGCCATTGCTTGAACAAAATAGTGTTCAATCCACTCCCGTGGTTTGGGTTTTTGAGATGTTTTGAAATCAATTATTGATAACTCACCATCATATTCTGCTATACAATCAACAGTTCCCGCAATACCTAATTGCTTACTATATAGCGGTCCTTCCAAAGCGTATATATTATCTATTAAATTTAACTTTGGTTTTGCGATTTTGAATAAAAATTCAGAGATAGGTGGTACTTTGGGTAACTCTTTATTATCTAAGTAATTTTCAGTCAAAGTGTGCATATCAGTTCCACGAACTGTGGCTGCTTTCGTAATACGATTAGCCTTTTCATCACCAACTTTTTTTCGCCAATTAACAAATATTTCCTCATCTGGAACTTA